TTGTTGATTTGAATTAATTGTGTCTGTTAAATTTACAATGTACCTAACGCCTGTGAACGTTCCGACTAGCACTGAAGCTACCACTGGCACCATAACTATATTTTTTTTTAATAAGTCTGCTAAATTCATTTTTTTTCTTCAATTTCGTAGAAAAAGTTATCGGTATCTTCCGTTCTCCATTTTCGAGTGTCTTCTACATTCCACTCAGAAGTTTGAACTTTCCAGTCAGGAATTTCATCTTTAACTGTAAAAGATGGAATGTCCCATATTAGTCGGTTGTTAGGTTGAGCTGCATAGTTGCCGTTTTCTAACGCAAGTATGTGTGCGCACTTATGTTCGTGCGGAATCTCAGAATGATCTGTGTCGAGTATATTACTATCTGGGTGAGCAAAATCAACTGTAAAAAGATACGCACCATGATACCATTTTTTATCTTTACCAATGTATTTGCCAGATTGTCCGTCTAAGATATCATAAGAAGTAACAGCAGGATAGTAACTAAAACAATTCCAAAGCTCCAGCTCGTCAAGTCGCATCCTAGGTATTTCTTTGACATCAAACCCTCTTTGAACAAAGGCTGAAATAGGCAACCTATAAAATATTGCACCATTTTCCATAATTGCATGAAAAAGTAACGGACGACCAGTAATGGACGAAAGCCCAAATATGATGCAGTCTTCAACTTCGCCATGATGTTTTTTAAGATCATAGAGATACTCTCTCCTGATCTGTGCATACGTCACAGGAATATTTACATTGAGATAAGCCATAGCGCATTACAAAATTATAGCGCCAATAACAAAACCAATAACAAAACCGATTATGTATTCTCTATAGTATAAAGACCACACATCCCATTTTACTCTTAATTGTTTTAAAAATTGTTTCATTTTTCCTCCTCTTTTATATTACCCCAGTTTGGTCCGGATTCATAGTCTACTTTGTTAGGCACTTCAAGTGAAACTGCGTCTTCCATTATTTCTTTTATCTTACCCGCATTGTCACTAACCGATATATCTAATTCATCATGAACTTGTATATGTGGAATAATTCCTTCTTTGTGTAATTCTATCATTGCTTTTTTTGTCATGTCTGCAGCTGATCCTTGTATTAATCTGTTTAATGCTTTGTAAGTGTAAGCTCTCTTGATCCCTGGTCCGTGTTCCCTGAGCGCTGCATCATGTGGTAATGCTTTATGAATCCCAAATTGATTGGGCTCCCACAAATGGAAACGACAAAGACGACCTAGCAATGTTCTAATTTTACCTGAGTCCTGTGCTCTTCTCATTACAGCATCCATCATTTGTTTTACGAATGGAACTTTTTTATGGTATTGCCTAAATAGTTCATCTGATTTTTCTTTTGACACACCTAATTCTGCTTGTAATTTATTTTTACCCATACCATAGAACAGACCAAGATTTATGGTCTTAGCCTGTCCCCTCGGTATCTCTGCCATGTCTGCCACGATAGTATGGAAATCGGCATCACCTAATTTATAGGCCTCCAAAACTTCGTCCACGCCATAGAGATTCTGTAAAGCTGCATAATGCACTACCAACCTAGGTTCTTGCTGAGAATAGTCAAAACAACCCCATGTATGACCCTCCTCAGGTATAAATAATGACCTAATCCGTGGTCCAAGTTCCTTGTTTCTAGCAGGAATCTGTTGGAGATTTGGATTAGAATAAGAAAACCTTCCCGTTACTGTGCCACCGTTATCTGATCTTAGTTGGTTTATTTCTGCATGAATTCTACCTTTGTGATTATGTTTTAATATGGTATCAATAAACGTGGTATGCGCTTTATTTATTTCACGAGCGCGGGCTATTCGTTTCACTAGTGGGTGGGGGTGATTCTGAAGAAAGTTTTTTGTAAATGATGGAGAATTTGTTTTTTCGGTTCGGTCAAATTGTAGGTGAAGTTTTTCAAAAACTTGCGCTATCGACCTCGCTGCCCATATTTGGGTATCTACTCCAGTTTCTTCTTTTACTAATTTTAGGCATTCTTTTTCTTCTGCTAGTAATTGTTCTTTTAATTGATGAGCTGCTTCAACATCTACTCGTACTCCTAAAAAACGCATATCGATTAAGCAAGGGAAAAGTTCAGTCTCTAATTCAAAAATAGATTGTATATCTTGGTGTAAGATTTCTTTCTTTAGTTCTTGCCAAAGTTCATAAGTAAGTTCAGCATCTTTTTCTGCATAAGCGCCTACATACATAGCTGGTAGCATATACATCTCTGCTTTAGGATCTACTCCCCATGACTTTGCTGCATCATACAAAGCTGATTCATCTTTGCCTTTGCCTATGTATCTTCTGCTACAACTGTTTAAGTCATAACGCATTTGATTTTCATCTACAATTGCGGCAGCAATCATAGTATCAACAATCTTACCATTTATTTTAAGTCCTAAGGATCTAAGCCAACAAACATCATACATTGCATTATGAAATATTTTGATAGAATCTGTGTTTAGAACTGCTTGAAACCATTTTAAAACTTTGTTTCTATCCATATTACCACCACCTTCGTGAGCAATTGGATAATAAGCTGACCAATCTTTAACAGCTACAGCAATACCTGTGACATCTCCTCTACCAGCAACAGCTCCTGATCCCATTTTTATTAAGTCAGGATCTTTTGTTTCTAAGTCTATTGCAATTTCAGTATATTTAGATAAATCAGGAAAAGTTTCTGGTGGAATCCATTCAGTTTGAGGTTTAAATAAAGGTTTTTGTATCATTTAATACCCCAGGTGTTTGGTTTATTTTTTGGTAAATTTTCTTTTAGTTTTTCTACTTTTTTATAATCTCTTTCAAGAATCATTTCTAAAAAATGCATAGCTTTCAATATATCCTCTCTTTTTCCTTTCAATCTGTGACGACAGATATATTTTATAGCGCATCCTTCCGGGAAAAGCAATTCATTTTCTACAACAAATTTACTTGGTTGAATTTTAAATTTTTGATAATGTGATCCTCCGTGTTGTTTATCCCAAACACTCATATTGCATTCCTTATTAATCGGTTAATATATTCTTCATGTTTTCTTTTTTTAACATGTGGCCTACGACTATATGCTAGATCCCATGCTCTACCTTTTTCACTTTTTCTCCATTTTTTTCTTGCTCGTTTTCTACTTTCTTCGTAGGGATGACTCATAATTTATATCCTTTGTATTCTTTTTTGGGCTCTATAATATGTAAATGTTCCTTGGTCCTTGTTGCACCAACATAGAACAATCTATTCTCATCATCAGGATTTTTTTCATAAGACGTTAATGTGTTTTCACTAAGGTCTGTTAATAAAACTACATTCTGTGCTTCTCCACCTTTTGCTCCATGTATTGTTGATAATTCTATTCTTGGATCTTCTTTTAATCTTTCTCCATTTCTTCTCATTTTTTTTAAATAGTTTACATCTCTTTTAGCTGCATTATCAAATGCTTCAAACCAAGTTAATTTAGTTTTTAAACCATATTCTTTTGTAAGTTTATCAATGCCATAATAAGATCCTTTAGTCATACCTTTAAGCATTTTTTTATTAAATTTATCAGAACTCATATAAGCTGAAATTTTTATTAATTGTTCTTGAGTTAATAGTTGACCTTGACGTAAATGTTCCCAGTCTACAACAGCAGAATAAAGTTCTTTTTCTTTAGTCTTTTTATATTTATTTTTATAATACCAACCATTTTGATAAATGTGGTTTTCTAATTCGTTAAGCATATATTTAGTTCTTGCCAATACTAACCATTCACCTGAGGACATATCTATTTGTTCAAACTCTTCATATCTAGATAAAGATCCTTCATGAACTTTAGGTTTCCATGATTTATCAATTCTATTTTTAATTCTATTAATGATTCCCATGGCTAGATTGTGAACTTTAGCTGGTATTCTATGTGACTGTATCAATGGAAGCATTTGTCCTTCTTGTGCAATAAATGAATCTACATCAGACCCAGCCCATCTAAAGATAGCTTGATCATCATCACCTGCAATAAATGAATCGGTAGTTTTATTCCAAATACTTTTAGCCATATCCCATTGCATTAATGATAAATCTTGTGCTTCATCTATGAATACTACGTCAAATTTAGGAGACTTATCTGACTTAATAAAATCTAATATCATGTCATTAAAGTCTATTAGACTATTTTCTTTTTTATATTTTTCTAATTCTGTAGCAATTGTAATAACTTTATTTCTTTCTAAGTCACTGTTATGTTCTCCTGCATCATATAGTTTTTCAGGAGCAATATTTCTTAGTTTAGCTAGATTTATTAATCTTAAATACTCACTATCTGTGGTAAAAAAACCATTGTGGTCATCTTCATATTTAGCATAACCTATATCTTCTTTAACTCTTTTACCAAAATCTACGTAGTGTCTGCGCTGCATTACGTCTTCTTTTTTAATACCTAGTCTTCTAAATGCTAATGAATGTAGTGTTCTAAAATAAGGAAGATCATCCTCAGTTAAATTAAATTTTTTTATTGCTTCATCTCTTGCATGGTACGCAGCTTTTTGTGTAAACGCAAAGTATCCAACTTTATCAGGATCAGTTTCTTTTAAATAATCATCTACCTTATTTAATAATGTAGTTGTCTTCCCAGTTCCAGGTGGTCCTAATACTATTGTTTTCATTAAAAAGGTGCTTCCTCTTTATATTTAATATTCTTTTTAGTCTCTTGTTTTTTGTCAAATTCTTTTACAGCAAAAACTCTAATCTTTTCTTTGCTAACTCTTTTATTTTCACAGCTACATTTTTCTTTTAACATCTGTCCTGTTCTTGAATAACCAAGATCCCATCTTCTACGCATTAAGAATTGATGGTAGAATCTATCAAATACAAAATGATGGTAACCTTCTGAATTCCAAACACCTCCTTTAGGTAAATCTAAAGGATTATCTAATTGAGTTCTGTTCAAACAATATTCTTCTAAATGATTATTTAACTGGTCGTCTGTTTTCATACCAGCTGCTGGTTCAGTAACTTCGGCATTGTTTAATAATTGATTTGTAATTAATACCCAATCTTTTTCTTTTAATGTTGGTGGTCTAAATCTTAATTGTTTCATACACGCCTCTTGAAATAAACTTTGTTGTCTTAGGTATTTTACATTTTCTAAGTATAATCTTTCTCCGTCTACATTTAGATAGTAGTAAGGATCCTCCAGATCAATAACCTGGAGGTCGGTTAGCCCAGGAAACATTATATCCTGACCTATACCAAACTTTCTTTTTCGACATAAACTTTTGTCACACATACTACACATAGGTTCGTCATTACATTTATATCCCCACTCTTTTTTTTCATGTTGTTTTTCTATTATTTGAACTTCCGAATCGGATAAAGGTTGCACCATTGCAGTTGCATTAAATAAAGTAATTTTTGATTTCCAATTGCTAGGCCATTTTTGTTTTGCATACACTCCGTAATGAAACAATGCATTATTTCTACCACCTTCTCCAATTTTATTTGCCGCTAAAGTTTCAATACATGGAGGAGCATCGCTATATTCTGATTCAGGTCTTTTAATTTCTATTTCTTGTATTTGTTTTAAATTTTGAACACATCTTTCATACAAACCATAAAAACCTTTAAGACTAGCTGCACTTCCGTTTTCAAGAAACGCATATCTTGTTGTATCATCACCATTAAAGTATGGTAAATTTAAAAAATTTCCTGTATCATCTTTCGATTTTAATTCTGTTTGTTTTGGAAATACCTCAGATCCACCATAACCTAATATAGCTTTTATCTGATTTAATTTATCTCTCATTAATTTTGCTTCAATATATTCAGAAGTAAATAAGAATACATGTGCTCCACCACTCTTCGATCTAAATACTATTAGTGGTAATTTTAAATTTTTAATTTTGTTAATTAATTTTATATGATCA